TTACTAACATCCCATCACAGTATTGCTTTGAAGGTGTTGACGGTAACGGCGACGCGCAAGTTCAACTATATGGCCGTCCTAATGGCGTCTATACCATTAAGTTTTTCTTAACTATCCCACAAGCAACGCTGGCATCAGACAACACATCGGTGTTAGTCCCCGACGTAGTGGTCGAGCAAAATGCCTACGCCAGAGCGTTAGTTGAGCGCGGCGAAGATGGTGGATTGAGTTCCTCAGAAGCATACAACTTGTATCGCTCTATGCTCTCCGATTACATTTCATTAGAATCAACCCGATTCCCTGAAAATCAGGAGTTTATTTCTATATGAGTCAAGAGCTAGAACGATTCAGCGTTAGCGCACCAGGCTTTTATGGCCTGAATACGCAAGACTCGCCATTAGATTTGGCGGCTGGATTTGCTTTGACTGCAATCAATTGTATTTTAGATAAATACGGTCGGATGGGCGCTCGCAAAGGCTGGACAAAAGTCAATACTAGTTCAGGCAATCTTGGCGCTAATGATGTGACTGTGATCCATGAGTTAGTGCGCACTGACGGCTCGGTAACTACGTTATTTGCTGGAAACAATAAGCTATTCAGATTAAGCGGAACTACGGTTACCGAATTAACGTATGGCGGTGGTGGTACAGCGCCAAGCATTAGCGCAAGCAATTGGCAATGTGCGTCATTAAATGGTTCAACGTATTTTTTCCAGTTAAACCATGACCCATTAGTTTATGACCCAGCGGTTAGCACAACAACGTACCGCAGAATAAGCGAAAAAGCTGGCTACACTGGAACAGTACCATCAGGCAATATTGGTATATCTGCATATGGTCGTTTGTGGATTGCTGGTAGTACGTCAGATAAAACAACACTTACATTCTCTGATTTGATTGCTGGCCAAGTGTACAGCGGTGGCACATCCGGCACGTTGAATGTCAATAACGTATGGGCAAATGGTGCAGATGAAATAACCGGATTAGCTGCGCATAATGGATTTTTGTTTATCTTTGGTAAGCGTCAGATTTTGGTATATCAAGGTGCAACAACCCCAAGCACAATGTCGTTGTACGACACGGTGGTGGGTATTGGTTGCCAGTACCGCGATTCGATTCAAAGTACAAACACCGATGTCGTATTTTTGTCGAACAGTGGCGTGCGTTCGGTATTGCGTACGATTCAAGAAAAGTCCGCACCATTTCGTGACTTAAGCAAAAATGTCCGCAATGATTTAATGCAGTTAGTCGTAGGCGAAACGCCAGCAAATATTAAAGCGGTTTATTCCGAAGTTGATGCGTTTTATTTATTGACGTTTCCAACTGCTGGTCAAGTGTATGTGTTTGATACGCGCAGCGTTATGCAAGATGGATCAGCGCGGGTAACTACGTGGAACGATATCAAACCAACGTCGTTGTATGCGTTGCGCAACGGCGATCTATTGATTGGCAAGAATGGTTACGTTGGTAAATACAGCGGGTATCTTGATGATGCCTCAACGTATCGAATGCAATACTATACAAATCACGCCGATTTGGGTGATGTTGCGGTTACGTCGATTGTTAAGCGAATAGCTGTTGTCGCTATCGGCGGATCAGATCAAGTGATTACGATTAAATGGGGTTACGATTTTTCTGAGAACTATCTATCCCAAAACGTATCGGTTCCAACGCAAGGTATTTCTGAATATGGTAGGGCTGAGTATGGCGCTAATGGCGTTCCTGTTGCGCAGTATGCCGGTGGCATTGTGATTCAAAATCTATTTTCTCAGGCTACTGGCTCTGGCAAAGTTTTTCAGACAGGCTATGAAGCAGAGGTTAATGGTTTTGAATTATCGATTCAAAAGATTGAGATTTTGGCCAAACGTGGCCGCATAAATTAAGGGGTAGGTAATGTCGGACTATACCAAATCAACAGACTTTGCATCTAAAGACGCGCTGCCATCAGGCAATTCGGGCAAGATTGTTAAAGGTACTGAGATTGATACAGAATTTAACAATATTGCGGTGGCTGTCGCTACTAAAGCTGACTTAGCAAGCCCAGGCTTTTCTGGTAGCCCAACGGCACCAACGCAATCAACTGGTGACAATTCAGCCAAGTTAGCTACTACAGGTTTTGTGGCGGCAGCCATCACTACAGGTATTGCAGCGGCGTATCCAGTTGGATCGATCTATATCAATGCGGCGGTAGCAACAAATCCCGCCACATTGCTTGGGTTTGGTACGTGGTCAGCATTCGGCGCTGGTCGTGTCATGGTAGGTCTTGACTCAGGCAATGCAGCATTTGATACGCCGCAAGAAACTGGCGGCTCTGCTGATGCAATTGTCGTTAGCCATAGCCACTCAATTAGCGACCCTGGCCATAGCCATACGCTAGACGGCCTTCCAATTAGTAACACTGGGAATAATCAAAGCTCGTTTAATTTTTCAAGCACAATTCAAGCTGGAAGATATAACCCTGGGATGTCAACAGTATCAACTGGTATCTCTGTAAATTCAGCCGGTTCTAGCGCAACAAACGCAAACTTGCCGCCGTACATCGTTGTTTATATGTGGCGTCGTACAGCATGAGTGCAGTATTGGAAAATGTTGGCGGTGAGATTACTCACCATTTTTCAGATGGCCTGTATGCCAAGGAAGCGTTTGTACCAGCTGGCACGGCCATATTGAAGCATACGCATGACTTTAGCCATCTGTCTATTTTGGCTAAAGGTAAAGTAGCGGTAATGAAGGGCGACGTCATTGAAATAATTGACGCGCCAGCGTGTATAAATATTGAAGCAAATGTGGTTCATGGCATTAAGGCCATGAGCGATTGTGTCTGGTTTTGTATCCATGCGACGGATGAAAAAGACCCGTCAAAAGTGGATGACGTTTTAATTAGAGGGGAATAGTATGCCTTTTATCATTGGTGGCGCAATGTTGGCCGGTGGGTATTTGCAGGGGCAAGCAGCAAAAAGTGCCGCTGAAAAATCAGCCGACGCGCAAAAAGAAGCCGCACGAATCGCCGCTGAAGAATCCCGCTTTAGGCCAGTTGGCGTTACGACGCGATTCGGTAAAAGCCAATTTACTACTGGCCCTGATGGCCGTGTAAGCGGTGCTGGTTATACCGTATCGCCTGAACTTCGGGCGTATCAAGACCGTTTGATGGCATTAAGCAATCAAGGATTAGGTCAAGCCGAAGCAGCTCAAGGAATGTATCAGCCGCTAACTGGTGCGGCAACTGGCTTGTTTAATTTGGGTGGCCAATACTTAGCGCAGTCGCCAGAGCAAGTAGCCGCTCAGTATATGCAAAGCCAACAAGACTTGTTAGCGCCTAGCCGTGAGCGTCAATATGCGGAATTGCAAAATCGATTGTTTAATACTGGTCGCGGCGGTTTGTCTGTTGGCGCTACTGGTGTTCGCCCAGGCGGCGGTGCAGGTCTTAGCGCAAGCAATCCTGAATTAGAGGCGTACTACAACGCATTGGCTCAACAAGATGCCGCATTAGCTAGCCAAGCACAACAAGCTGGTCAGCAACAGGTAGCATTTGGCACAGGTTTATTTGGTCAAGGCGCTAATTTGTTAGGTCAATATCAAGCAGGTCAAGTAAGCGCTTTAAATCCATTTAATGCGTATATTGGCGGCGCTGGAACAATTGAGAGTTTAGGCCAACAGCCGTTAGAGTTGGGCGCCAATATTGGCGGTCGAAATGTAAATACGACAGGCGCACAAGCACTATTAATGGGTAATTTAGGTGCAGCGCGTACTATGCAAGAAGCTAATGCCTATAACCCATATAGCGCAGCGCTGCAAGGCGTTGCAAATAATCCTTATATTCAGCAAGGCGTAAAAAGTTTGTTTAGTGGTTTTGGCAGCGATTCAACAACTGGTTCATATGATCTTTCATCAGTAGCACCTCAAAGAACATATGCACCATCTGCTCCACTTTCTCAAGATATGTACCGTCGCAGCGCGTTTGATTATTACCCTGGCGGTGATTACGCTGGCGCAATATAAAACATAAAGGACAATAATCATGGCAAGCGAAATTCTAGGATTATTTACATCGCCAGAGCAATATCGAGCGATGCAAGACCAACAAACACAAAGGGAAGCGATTCAATACGCTGGCCTTACGCCGTTTCAACGTGCTGACGTTAGTTTATATACTGGCGGCAAACAACTTGGCCAAGCAGTTGGCGGTTTGTTTGGCATGGAAGACCCGCAATTACGCAAAATATCAATGCGTCAACAAATGCTAACCGGAGCTGGTGGTGCGCCACGTATCAATCTAAATGACCCAGGCTCTATGCTTCGTGCGGCTAATTTAGCGCAGGAGCAAGGCGATCCAGAGTTTGCCCAATACCTTATTGGCGCAGCTAATGATCTGGCCAAGAATATAGCTGATATGCGTTCAAAGTCAGCCACCGCTGCCAAAACTGAATTGAGCATTGCTCAAGAAGAAAAGCTGCGCGAAGAACTTGGCAACCTTGGCCCAACTCCAACTAATGAGCAAGTGTTGGCGGTTGTGTCTAAATATGGCTCACCTGAGAAAATAATGGGTGTGTTGCAAGCTACTCAAACGGCGCAAGCTAATAGAGAAGCGCGTAAAGAAGAAAAGCAATTAATGCTTGATCAACGCACACAAGAATTAGCGGATAAGGCGGCTCAAAGAGAAAGAGAATTGGAAGTTGCTCACGCAAGAAGATTGGAAGAATTAAGGCAAAGAGGCGCTGATGCAAAAGATTTACAAGCACAAAGATCGGCAGATAAGAGAGAGCTAGAAGCTCAGAGATTGGCAGACAAAAAAGAGGCAAGAGATTTAGCGGCGGCAAACAAACCATTACCCGCTGGCATTCAAAAAGCTGAAGATGCTGATTATGATGCGGCTCAAGCAGCAATTAATCTAGCCACTGATGCTGATAAGTATTTGACTAGCATCAAATCAGGCAATATTAAGTTTGGTTTAAAAGACCGAATAAGCATTACAGCTCGCAGCGCACTTGGTTCAGGCGATCCAGATGTGGTA